AAGAAAGTTGCTGTCACAGCTGGACGCCCGGGCTTCATTACTATTGGCGGCCAAGACTTCCCCTGCTACGATCTAGACATATCCCTACAAGCACAGGCGGCATAATGTACAAAATAGTTTCAACTCGAGTAGGCGTACCGGGCGACGAGTTTGTGCCGGGCGAAGGCGTCAACATTGAAGCCCTGATTGCTGGCGGTTTTGTGGTGGACACAGCCGCTAAAAAATCTGCTAAAACTACTACCGACGAACCAAAGGATTAACTCATGGCAACCAGTACTTATCTTTCAAATCCAGCGTTGACAGTTAACGCAGTCAACTTGACTGACCAATGCACAAGCGCCACTTTGACTAATGTGACTGAACCTTTAAACAGCAGCGCTTTCGGTTCTACAGACTCTTTCTATGTTTCCGGAATGACAAACCACACTTTTGAGGTTGAGCTGTTTATGTCCTATGCAGCTAGTGAAACTTATGCAACTTTGGCGGCCCTTGTGGGGACACAGACCACAGTTACTATTTCGCCTACCGCAGCTGGTCTAGCAACTCCTTCAGCTACGGCACCAAAGTTCACTTTGACTAACTGCTACCTTGCGGAATTGCCTTTGATTGACGCTTCGCTCGGTGAATTAAGCTCTATCTCTTTATCGTTCACTGGCGGAACACTTACTACCGCTGTTAGTTGATCTAACCCTACAAAAAGGACCCGACATGAAACTTACGCTTAGAGTTGACCAGGGCGCCGGCCCCGTAGAAACCACTACAAACCTGTTTACCATTGTTGCATGGGAACGCCGCTTCAAAACTAAAGCGTCCAATATTGCTAACGGTATCGGTATGGAAGATCTAGCTTTTATGGCCCATACAGCCTTACAGCAAAACGGCATTGTCGTACCAGTAGTCCTAGACGACTTCATTAAAAATATCGTCCTTTTGGAAGTCGTAGATAATGAAACCGAAAACCCTACCGTAGAGGCCACTACCGCTTCGCTCTAGCGTCCCTGCTAGTCGAGACAGGCTTTTGGCCTCAAGACATACCTTTTGACACTAACGACCTTGCTACAGTCATAAAGATTATGAACAGTCAAAGGAAATAGCATGGCAACCGTACAGATGAAAGGCGAAGTTGTCGGTATCCGTAACACTGTGCAACTGCTCAAAAAGACTGAACCTGAAATTTTTAAAGAGTTTCGGTCTAAAGCCAAAATTGCCGTTGCACCTATTGTTAATGACGCTAAAGCTCGACTAACGGCAGCGTCTAGTCGCAATGGCAAAAATGTGCCTTTGTCGGGAATGTCTCGCCCTTGGCGCCCGGGCGGTAGGCAAGTCTTTCCTTGGAGTCAACAGAAAGCGCTTAAAGGCGTCAAGGTACAAGTACGCCCTAGCAAAACTGCTTTCTTGACTGTAACCCAGCGAGAGATCGGGCCTTCAGTGTTTGACATTGCAGGACGGAAAAACCCTAGCCTTTTTGCTTCTAATTTAGATACGTACGCTAAAGCTTCTCGTACTATGTGGCCAGCCGCCGAAGAAAAAGAAGATGAAGTCACAAAGAATCTTGCCGAATTAGTTGATTTTGTGAACGCTAAAACGAACAGCAAACTAAGGTACTGACATGGCTGGCATAACTATCCCACTTATTACCGAGTTTAAAGACACAGGTATTAAGCAGGCGATCAAACAATTTAAAAGTCTTGAAACAGCCGGGGAGAAAGCCCAATTTGCTATTAAGAAAGCTGCTGTCCCTGCAGCTGCCGCTTTAGGTGCTGTAGTAGCTGTTATCGGTTCGTCAGTGACAGCCGCTATCGCTGATCAGGCTGCACAGGCTTCCCTTGCCCGACAGATTAAAGCAAGCACTAAAGCGACCGACAAACAGATTAAAGGCGTAGAAGAATACATATCTAGCCTAGGTCAATCTGTAGCCGTCACAGACGATGACGCTCGACCAGCGTTGCAAAAGTTAATTGTCGCTACGAAAGACGTTGATAAAGCTCAAGCGCTGCTTAATACTTCCATAGACATTTCGGCTGCTACAGGAAAAGACCTTGCTACTGTTTCTGACGCTTTGGCTAAAGCGTACGCAGGGAACATGCGAGGCTTACAACAGCTTTCGCCCGAAATTAAAGCGATGGTCAAGGACGGCGCCAGCCTTGAAGATGTCATGGCAACCCTTGAAGATAACTTTGGTGGCGCTGGTGAAGCGGCCGCCAGTACTGCAGCTGGTGGCATGAAGAAACTCGGCATTTCTTTTAACGAAACTAAAGAATCTATCGGTATGGCTTTCTTGCCAATAATGCAAAAACTTCAACCTGTCTTACAAAAGTTTTCGCAATGGGCAGAAAAGAACCCAACCCTGCTCGCTGTCGTTATTGCGGCTTTAGGCATTTTGGCTATCTCTATTTTGGCTGTAAACGCCGCCATGCTGTTAAATCCTGCAATTCTTATTACTGCCGCCATCATTGCTTTAGGCGTCGCCATTTTTGCTGCCTACAAAAAGTTTGAAGGATTCCGAAACATTGTAGATACGATCTTCAACTTTATTAAAAACAACTGGCCGCTTCTTTTAGCAATTATTACAGGTCCTTTCGGTTTAGCTGTGTTTGCCATACTAAAATTTAAAGACTCTATTATTGGCATTTTGTTAGGTATCAAAACTTTTGCTACTACTATTTTTGACGGCATTATTGGCGCTTACCGTAGCGTCATGAACGCAGTTTTAGGGTTAATGGAGTCAGGCATAAACGCTGCCATATCAGGTTTAAACGCAGCGTTGGACGCTGTAGACGCTGCAGCTGGCCCGCTAGTCAACTTTGGCAGTATTCCTAATATAAAGATTCCTCGACTTGCTGAAGGCGGCATAGTTGATAAGCCCGGCGGAATTTTAGCAATGATTGGTGAAGCAGGCCCTGAAGCTGTCATACCTCTTGACCGTGCAGGCGGTGTGAGCGGGAACACAATCACTATAAACGTGCAGGGCGCAGACCCTAACGCTGTCGTACAAGCGCTGCAACGGTACGTCCGTCAGTCAGGACCTGTGCCGGTCAACATTCGGAACATGTAATGGCAAAACTTATTTGGCAAGTAATCAACGTTACGCAATCAAATTTAGACGTTACTCAATATGTGCAATCTTTAAGTTTTACGCAAGGACGACCAACGCCATTGTCGCCTTACTCTGGCAACAGCGCCAGCGTCACAATGTTTTCTTATGGTGGTATTGAAAACTATGTCAATGTTCAAGACGAACTGAATCTCATAGCAGCAGACCCAGTAAATACTCGGACACTTTTTATAGGCCGTGTTACTTCACGGACTTTTGACGACAACCCCGGCACAGGTATAAACAGCACAATGACTGTCAGCCTTAACGACGCAATGCTTCAAGCTGGTATGGCTAATTTGCAAGACGTAACTTTTACAAATGACGATTTGCAAATTGACGAAATCGTAGCGTTATTGCCTCAAATACAATTGACACAATTTAATACGGATATTCCTATGGCTGTAGGAATTTTCACTGTCAACGCAAACCAGCGTATAAACCAAATTATTGCTGGTGATCGAGGCGTAATAAAAAACAATGAAGGTTTAGCCATTTATTATCCACCTAGAGAATTTGACGACCTAATTAGCACTGACGTTGACATTGGCAGAACAGCGTCAGCGTCACAAGTCGCTTATCAAGACCTTGTGCGTATTGAGGCCGCCAGTAACAGCCTTTTTTATACGCAAGCAACCGTTACAGGTTCGGCTTCTACTGTCACTGAAACTGCTACCGCTAGCGCTTTTTATTATGGCGTACGAACATTTACGGCGTCAACGGCTCAAAGCGCAAAAGTGTCAGAAACCGCCGAATATTATGCAAACGCTTTTACTGACCCTGAAATTGTCGTCTTAAATTTGTCTTTGACAGATGTAGCCCAAAATGCAACAGCATTAACAAAATTAAACACTTTGTTTACTTTTACTGCGTTTGTAGAAATTCGGTACACGCCACCGGGCGGCACAGAAATTACAGGCTATTTTTGGCCTGAACAGATAACTTTTAACGCCACAACCAGCCAAACCACTATTGACATGGTGATGACACCAGCGACTTATTACAGCAACTTTACTTTAGACAGTTCAGTTTTTGGCATTTTAGACACAGATCGCCTAGGCGTCTAGTAAGGTACAAATCATGGCCATTAACCCAAATACCACGTTTGTTGCTGGCGCTATCTATACAGCAAATCAGGCAAATCGGCTGCCGTTTGGCGTCTGTGCTTTAGCCTCAAGTACCACAAACTACACTTTGACTACTTCTGTCGTTATCGCTACGGGCATGACAGCAACATTTACCGCCATTACTGGGAGGTTGTATCGCATCACTTACAATGAACCAGCAGCAAACACGACGACCGTTTCAAATGGTTTTACAAGTACGCAAATTAGACAAACTAACGCCGCAGGAACTTTGCTTAGTTCCGCAATTCTGCAAACCAACGTTGCTTTAACTATTAACGGAAACATGCAGGTTTTCTATGTAGGTTCATTCACGGCTGGTTCTATAACCGTTGTAGGTTGCGCTTCCACTTCATCTACTACAGGCGCCCCAGTCTTAACCCGTAGCGCTACAGCGCCAGCCCAAATAATCGTTGAGGACATCGGTTTAGCGTGAACATTACTAACCCGCCAAAGGCTTTTTTGGTTTTAGCCGCCTTAATTTCTATAACCGTT